ACAATGGAAGTCATACAATAGCTTTTAATACCATATTTGAATTTGCAGGATCAACTGCACCTACAACAACAGATACAGATGGTAAAACAGATATTTTAGTTTTTCGTTTTAACGGAGCTGTATGGCAAGAAGTAGGTAGAACATTAAACTTAAGTGAAAGTTAGGATATAATAATATGCATGCATTAGTAGAATCAGGATCGATTACAAGATACTTTAATTACCCTAAAAAATTTATTTTAGGAGATGTTCAATATCCAGCTAAAATATTTCCTGTATGGACTGCAAGTGAAAAAGCAGCCATTGGTTTATATGAAGTTACCTTTGATGATTCTAATAAAAAAGATGAAGCATTTTATATTAACACTAATCAAGGTTTTACTTATGATGCAGACGCTGGAACAGTTACTGCAACATATGGTGATGCTACAGCAAAAGCATTAGCAGATATTTTATTTACAGCGGAAGACGAAGAAAATGATTTGGGTGTAGAAGATGAAGTTAAAACTACAGGTTTAAAAACAAATCACAAAAAACATTTTAATGTACAAGCAGCTGGTCTATTAATTAAAACAGATTGGTATGTGGTTAAAGCAAACGAAGTTTCAGGTTATTCAGTACCTAGTGCTGTTACTACTTACAGAGCAGCAGTTAGAACTAAAGTCAATGCAATGGAAACAGCAATAGATAATTGCGCTAACGTAGCAGCACTTATAACTTTACTTTCCTACACAGAACAAGATGATGGTACAGTTACTAGACCGCTTGGAGAGTTTCCAGACGAGGTAGTTTAACATGCCTTTAATACTTGGAACTAATTCCATAAAAGATACAGGCTATGATGTAGCTAACTCATGTAGGTTTGATAGAGCAAGTACAGACAACATGACTAAATCAATGTCAGATGGAAGTTCTATAAAAGGTACTTTTTCTGCATGGATAAAAGTTGATGGCACAGGTAATGAAATGAACATACTTTCACATTTCGAAGATACCAATAATGTTTTTACGATAGGAACAAGTGGAAGTGGAGTAAATGTTATAGATTATAATGATGCTTATACATTACAGTTATCAACTAATAGATTAATGAGAGACCCTAGTGCTTGGTTTCATTTATATATTGCCATAGATCGTACTCAAGGAACAGCAAATGCTCGTAATCGTATGTTTATTAATGGAGTAGAGGAAACAAGTTTTTCAAATAGAACAAATTATGGTCAACAAACATCAGGAAGTCACCAAGACGCTATTTCTATGAATGATGGTGATTGTACTATGTATGTTGGTGGACTTGGCGATGGTAATCAAATGTTTGGTGGATATATGGCAGAAGTAGTTTGGTTAGATGGCACAGCTAGTGCTGTTACTAATTTTGGAGAATTTGATGAAGACAGTGGGATATGGAAGCCAATAGATGTATCAGGATTATCTTCTTCAAAAGGAACAAATGGATTTTATTTAGATTTTGAAGATGCAAGTAATTTAGGAAATGATGCATTTGGTGGAACAGATTTAGGTGAAAATAATATAATTGCAGCAAACCAATCTACTGATACTTGTACTAATAATTTTGCAACTATTAATCCTTTACATTTTGGAGTTGATCTTGGAACTGTAGCTTTGTCAGAGGGTAACACAACTTTTTCAAATTCAGGAAATGATACTTGGAGAGCATCTACAATAGCTGTTTCTCAAGGTAAATGGTACGCAGAATTTAAAATTACTTCCAGAGGTACTGGTGGTGTAGGAATTAACAATGGTGATCAATCAGCTTATATTGGCAGTAACTCTTTTGATTATGTTTATTTAGGAAATGGAATAGTTTATAATAGTGACGATGATCAAGGTGGTACTTTTGCTTCATTTTCTGATAATAACATAATAGGTGTGGCTGTTGATTTAGATAATAACAAAATATATTTTAGTATAAATGGTACATTTCAAAATAGTAGCGACCCAACAAGTGGTGCAACAGGAACAGGTGCAATAGCAGTGGCTGCCGCTAGTACAAATGGAACAGGGTTTTATCATTTGGCAGTAGGAGATGCTGGTACAGGAACTGTAACTTTTTTATCTAACTTCGGCAATCCATCTGTTGCTCCTTCATCAGGCAACGCTGATGCTAATGGATTTGGAAATTTTGAATATGCAGTACCATCAGGATATTTTTCTCTCAACACAAAAAACCTAGCGGAGTTTGGATAATGGCTTATACAACTATAGATAACCCAAGTGAGTATTTTTTGACCAAGCTCTATACTGGTAACGGATCAACTCAAGACATTGGTGGAATAGGATTTCAGCCTGATTGGGTATGGCTTAAAAATCGTACAGATGCAGGAAATGATCCAGTTTCTATAGATTCTGTAAGAGGTGTTACTAAAGAAATAACTACTAATACAGAACTTGCGGAAGTAACAAATGCAGATGGTTTAACAGCATTTGGATCAGATGGTTTTAGTGTTGGCGATGATGATATGTACAATACTAATGCTGAAAATTTTGTATCTTGGAATTGGCTTGCTGGAACATCTTTTTCTAATGACGCAAGTTCAACAAGTGTTGGAAGTATTGATAGTGCTGGAAGCGTATCAACAACTTCTGGTTTTAGTATTATAGGATATACTGGAACTGGTGGTAACGGTACAGTTGCCCATGGTTTAGGTGTTGTACCTTCTATGATTATATTTAAAAACAGGAGTACAACTAATAACTGGAATGTCTTTCACAAAACTTTGGGAAATGGAAAATTTATAAGATTAAATGATAATGGTGCAGCAGGTAATACTGGAAGATTTAATAGTACTAGTCCAACCTCTTCAGTGTTTTCTGTTGGTGTTAATGGTGCTACTGCTGTTAATGGAGATGGAAATTCTATCATTGCTTACTGCTTCGCAGAGAAAAAAGGTTATTCTAAATTTGGCTCATATGAGGGCAATGGTGCTAATAATGGGCCGTTTGTGTATCTGGGTTTTAGACCAGCTTTTCTTCTGTTAAAAAACGCTGATGCTGGTGGTAAATGGGTAATGTTTGACACAAAAAGAGATCCTTTTAATGTTGTTGGTGGCAGATTATTTGCCAGTGTAGACACTAATGAACTAACAGGTTCAAACTTTCTCGATATTAATTCCAATGGTTTTAAAATACTAACAGGAGATACCGACCACAACGGTAATAACAAAACAAATATATATATGGCTTTTGCAGAAAACCCATTTGTTACCTCAACAGGAATACCAACAACAGCAAGATAATATGTTACAAAAATTAAAATTTGCACCAGGAATAAATAAGCAGGTCACAGGATCCGGGGGCGAAGGTCAATGGGTCGATGGTGATAACATACGATTTCGTTATGGTAATCCTGAAAAGATCGGTGGTTGGACTCAGTTAGGCGACACACGGATCACGGGCCGTAATACAGCTATTCATCATTTTGTAACTACTTCAGGAATTAAATATGCAGCATTAGGAACTAATAGAATTTTATATATTTTTTCAGGAGGTATTTTTTATGATGTTCACCCTATTAAATCGACTGCTACGTTAACCAGTGCTTTTAGTACAACCAATGGGTCAGCAGTCGTAACCGTTACTTTTGCAAGTGCTCATAACATTTCTAATGTAGGAGATGTAGTTTTATTAGATAATTTTACATCTATTACTAATTCTAATTTTACATCTACTAATTTTGATGACATAAAATTTTCTGTTCAAAGTATTCCCACCGATACTACCATTACTATTTTAATGCCTTCTAATGAATCAGGAAGTGGTGCTACTACTTCAGGAGGCATTCGTGTCCAACATTATTTCCCAGTAGGTCCTGCTGTTGAATCAGCTTCTTCTGGTTGGGGATTGGGACAATGGGGAGGAAGATTATCAGGACAATTTACTTCTACTTTATCTTCAGGAATTAATACATCGGTTACTAATTTAACTATGGCTAGTTCTAGTTCGTTTCCTTCTTCTGGAACTGTATTGATTGGAACAGAATTAATTGTATACACTGGAAACAGTGGAGGAACGTTATCTGGATTAACGAGAGGAGCACAAGGAACGACTGCTGCTTCACATAGTTCTGGAGCTACCGTTACTAACGCAGCTTCTTTTTCTGCTTGGAACAGTGCACCTTCTGGTGACATTGTAACTGCTCCTGGTTTATGGTCGTTAGATAATTTTGGTAATTTATTAATTGCAACTATTAGTAAAGGGGAAAGTTTTTCTTGGGACTCTACTGCAACTTCTGCTAACTCTACGAGAGCAACCATTGTTGCTAATGCACCGACTGCATCTGAGTTTAGTTTAGTATCTACACCAGATCGACACTTAATCTTTTTTGGAACAGAAACTACGATTGGAACCAAGACTACTCAAGATCCTATGTTTATACGTTTCTCGGATCAAGAGAATATTAATGGTACAGATGCATACACTCCTTCCGCAACCAACACCGCAGGAACACAAAGACTTGCAGATGGTTCTAAGATTATGGGAGCGATTAGAGGTCGTGATGCAATTTATGTTTGGACCGATACTGCTTTATTTGTTATGCGATTTGTTGGACCACCTTTTACTTTCTCTTTTCAACAAGTAGGAACTAACTGTGGATTGATTGGACAGAATGCTGCCGTTGAGGTAGATGGGGTTGCTTACTGGATGTCTGAAAATGGTTTCTTTAGATATGGTGGTAAATTAGATTCACTTCCATGTTTAGTAGAAGATCATGTATATGATGATATTAATACCATACCAAAACAACACATCAATGCAGGTTTAAATAATTTGTTTGGTGAGGTTATGTGGTTTTATCCTAACGAAGGATCGAATGTAGTAAATAGAATGGTGTCTTATAATTATTTAGATTCTACTGCAGAGAGACCTATTTGGGCTATTGGAACTTTAGATAGAACTGCTTGGGAAGATTCTGCTGTCTTTGGAAAACCTCATGCAACCGATTATGATGCAAGTAATAATGTGGGTTCTACTTCTACTACTTTTGTACAAGGAAACACGGAAGGCTCTTCTATTTACTATCAACACGAAACAGGTTTAGATCAAGTATTAGCTGGAACTTCTTCTGCGATTGCATCTAATATTAAGTCAGGAGATTTTGATATTGGACAACAAGGACTTGCAGGAGATGGTGAGTTTATGATGAGAGTGGGTCGTGTCTATCCAGACTTTGTATCTCAAACAGGAAGTGCAGCAGTACAATTAGATTTAAAAGATTTTCCTAACGATACAGCAGCTAGTTCTTCCCTAGGTCCGTTTACCGTGAACACTTCTACGGATAAAATAGATACACGTGCAAGAGCAAGATTTATATCATTAAAAGTATCCACTGATTCAACCAGTCAATTTTGGAAGTTAGGAACTTTTAGAATTGATTACTTCCCGGATGGTAGAAGATAATGGCAAAGATAGTACAATCATTAACACAACCAGATCAGAATTATGAAGTAGCTAATGCACAATCTTTAGTTCGTGATATAGATGGTATTGTGCAAAAATTAAATACTACGTTTCAACAAGATTTAAAAGATGAGGTAGAAGCATTTAACTTCTTTATTAACTAATGGCAAATACATTTGTAAACAAAAAAGCAGATTTAACGACCACGAGTGCAACTACTATTTACACGGTCCCTTCTGCAGTAACCGCAGTGGTACGATCTATTTTAGTGTCTGAAGACTCAGGGAACGCGGACACCATTACGGTAACGATTACAGATACAGCAGATGCTGTCTTTAGCTTATTTAAAGTAAAAGCAGTATCGGCCAATGCTACGATAGAATTGTTAACCAATCCTTTAGTAGTAAAAGAATCAGAGGTTATTAAAGTGACCGCTGCAACAGCAAATAGACTACATGTAGTGCTATCTGCTATAGAAATTAAACCAAGAGATGTTACAACATAATCTTGATTTATCTTCTAAAACCTAGTAAGTATGTA